TGTAGGTCAACTATTAACATCTCCCCAGCAGGTTCGAGGAACTCCCCCGGAACAACCACGCACAAGCCGAACAACTGTTCCACAAGTGCTTCCCCCGGTAAATGCTGATAATCTTCAAGTAATTCGTCAGGTAAATCCTAGATACGTTCAGCAGCAACAGAACATACGTGAACGCGCAAGAACAAACCCCTATGTAGCTGCATCACTACTAGGGGGTCTTGGAAGCGCAGGGCTTCTTTAGTCTTCAATGATTGCGGATAGCCCACCTGTGATAACACGAGCAGGTGTGGGCTGTCGTGTCATACCGTAAGATTCATATTCACGATCAACGAGCAATGACAATTGCTGCGAAATGTTGCGGCGTTCTTTCTCCGCCATTTGAACTATTTTCTCATAAGTGTCTGTGCTGACACCTATAGACTTGTATTTTGATGGCTTAGGCACTAGCATAACTCCCATAATGTACTCAAAACCAACATATAATCCCAAACTTAAAAGGTCAAGGCCGAAGTACGGTAACAAGAAGACCGTGGTGGATGGGATTACATTCGATTCCAAGTGGGAATCGCAGCGGTATTTATATCTAAAGTCTCTCGAAAGAGCAGGTCGTGTGCAGAATTTAGAACTGCAGCCGCGCTTTATTATCACAGTAAATGGTCAGAAGATTTGCACCTACGTTGCTGACTTTCAGTACGATAAAGAAACTAAGGACGGCGAGTGGGAACACATCATCGAAGATGCCAAAGGCGTGGAAACCCCTGAATTTAAACTAAAAAAGAAGTTGATGAAGGCTGTTCACAACATCGAAATCTACCTTTCTAAAAAAAGTGGTTGACATAAATCCCATACTTTACTAAGTCTAAGTCTCTAGAAAAATTTAACGCGGAGACTGACATGGACAGTAATGAACTGTTCGAACGTCGAGATGAATTAAAAGTCATCATTGCCGAGCTACGTGCAGAGCTTAAAGACGTTGAAGAACAAATCTCAGATATGTGGCTATCTGTAGCGCGTGACGCATTACGCGCAGATGGCAAAGACTTTGGCACCACGTACATCGTGGCAGGCAACAGAAAGTTAAAAGCTGTTGTCCGCAAGAAAGTTACGTGGGATCAAGATGAGCTTGGTAAGGCATTGCAAGAAATGCCTGAGAATGAAGCTCGTCACTATGGCAAACTTACACTCGCAGTAGAAGAGCGTAAGTACACAACAGCACCACCTTCAATCAAAGAAGTATTGGAGCCTTGCCGCACGGTAGAGGTTGGTGGTTTCACAATCGAAGAGGTGGACTAATGGGTTTACAAATTATCACAGCCGAACAACGTCTTGCGGAAAAGCGCGGTCATAAGATCGTCGTATGTGGCGCAAGCGGCGTAGGCAAAACAACATTGGCTCGTACACTAGAGCCTAACACTACATTGTTTATGGACTTAGAAGCGGGTGATGCGGCTATCGAAGGATACCCCATCGACGTTATCCGTCCTCAAACATGGGCAGAATGCCGTGACTTTGCATGCTACATTGGTGGGCCAAACCCATCATTGTCAGAAGATCAGCCATATAGCCAAGCGCATTACGATTACGTTGTGCAAACATATGGCGATCCTCAAGAGATTATGTCGAAGTTTAGCACGATCTTTGTTGACTCAATCACAGTCGCAGGTCGCCTATGTTTTCAGTGGTGCCAACAACAGCCAGAAGCACGATCCGATAGGACTGGCAAGTTGGACACTCGTGCGGCCTACGGCATGCACGGTCGCGAAATGATGGCATGGCTTACACACTTGCAGCATATTCGCGAAAAGAATGTCATTTTCGTCGGCATCCTAGACGAAGTTACCGATGATTATGGCAGAAAGCAATACGCGCTACAGATCGAAGGGAGTAAGACTGGACGCGAATTGCCGGGAATCGTAGACGAAGTGATCACGATGGCTGTCCTTGGGGGAGACAATGGACCATTTCGTGCCTTCGTCTGCGGTGCCCTAAACGAATGGGGCTACCCTGCCAAAGATCGGTCTGGTAGGCTCGACACATTGGAAGAACCGCACTTGGGTAAACTTATGGCAAAGATGTCAACAGGCCCATTGCAATCAGAGCGTCCATTGGATTTCGTTGATCCAAACGTTCAAAATTCTAGCGAAGGAGAAATCGCAAATGCTTAATTTAAATAATGCACCCGTATCAGACGCACCACAAATGGAGCGCACTCTAATCCCTGCAGGCACAGTGTGCCGTGCCGTGATCGTCGTCAAGATGGGCGACATCGAACTTCAAGAGTTCGGCGCAGGTCAGTGGTTCAAGCAATCACAATCATCAAAAGCCAAGTGGATGGAGCTAGAATTCACAATCGTGGGCGGTGAACATGATCGCCGTAAGTTCTGGGATCGCATCTTTGTCGATGGCGACAAGATGGGTCAGAGCGGTATCCCACAGGCCAAAGAGATTGGTTTGCAGACATTGCGTCAAATCATCGAAAGCGCAAATAGTCTTGATCCAAGCGACATGTCACCAGAGGCGCAACAGCGTCGAAACATCTCAGGTGTCATGGACTTGAATGGAATGGAGATTTGCGCTAAAGTTGGCATCAAGAAAGGCAACAATGGCTACTCTGATAGCAACAAGCTAACAGCAGCCTTAACGCCGAACCAAAAGGATTTTATCCCATCTGGTCAAGCACCAGTCATGCAGACACCTGCAGCGGCAGCGCAAGCACCAACGCCTCAACCACAGGCAACAGGTGCAGCACCAAGTTGGGCTAATCGGTAATATCTAGCGGCACAGGTCACTCCGCACCTGCTAGACCACGGAAAGGGGGCCGTGGGCCAAATACCCCCTCACTTTCTAGATCAAATGGAGTCCCAACATGTTACTGCGCCCCTATCAAGAGGCGGCTGTCGATGATGCATGTAAAGCACTCGACAAGCACAGCAATACAATTGTAGTCGCCCCCACAGGCGCAGGTAAGACCATTATGATGTCCGCTCTCATTGGGCGTAGATTCAAGGATGGCAAAAAGATTCTCGTGATGCAGCATAGAGATGAACTTGTTGATCAAAACAAATCCAAGTTCGAGCGCATCAACCCGTACATCACAACAAGCATCGTAAACGGCACCATGAAAAACTGGGACGGTAGTGCCGTGTTCTCCATGGTGCAAACAATCTCACGCGAACGCAATCTGCGAGATCGTCCCGTATTCGATATGGTCGTCGTGGACGAGAGCCACCACGCTGCAGCAGATACATATGTTCGGGTTATCGACGCAGTGAAAGAAGATAACCCTGACGCAGAAATCGTGGGCTTCACAGCTACGCCTAACCGTGGCGATGGCAAAGGACTGCGCAACGTATTCAGCAATTGCTCACACCAGATTGAAATCACGACTTTAATCCGAGAGGGCTTTCTTGTCGCACCGCGCACCTATGTGATTGATTGCGGGGTCAAAGATCAACTGGATAAGGTTACGCGCAAGGGCAACGACTTTGACATGGATGAAGTCGAAGCGATTATGAACCGCAAGGTGATTAACCAGAAGGTTGTTGAGGAATGGCTTAACCATGCAGAAGACCGCAAGACAGTTGTGTTCTGCAGTACAGTCAAACACGCAGAAGACCTACTGGCAGAGTTCCTACTTGAAGGGGTCAACGCTGACATCGTGACAGGCGAAACGCCAAAGCCTGAACGCGCACAGATTCTACATGACTTAGCCCACGGTGACGTACAGGTTGTGGTTAACGTAGCCGTGCTTACAGAGGGTTTCGACGCTCCACCGGTGTCCTGTGTCGTTCTCACGCGCCCCTGTTCTCAGAAGGGAACAATGGTGCAAATGATTGGGCGTGGCCTACGCACAGTCGATCCAGAAGAGTTCCCTGACACGGTAAAGACAGACTGCGTTGTGCTAGACTTTGGCACAAGCGTTCTCACGCACGGCTCACTTGAAGACGCTGTGAACCTAGATGATCGCGAAAAGGGCGAAGCACCCACAAAGATTTGTGCCGAATGTGAAAGCGAAATCCCAATGAGCGCACAGGTTTGCCCGATCTGCGGTACAGAAATTGTATCGGAGTCCGAGGAGAAAGAAGAACTTGTTCGGTTTACCATGACCGAATATGATCTTATGCAAATGTCGCCGTTCCGTTGGATTGATCTATTCGGTGACGGAAGCCTGCGCATGGCTATGGGATTCGAAGGGTTTGTCGGTGTGGCAAATACTGCAGAGTTAAGTGTTGCGTTTGGCAGGCATGGTAAGAACAAGCTGCGCGTCTTAGCAGTGGGCGGTAGCGCACAGGCCACAGCAGCAGCCGATGACTTCCTGCGCGAAATCGAAGACAGTGGCGCAGCAAAGAAAACAAAGAGATGGCTTGATCAAAGAGCCACAGAGAAACAGATTGAGCATCTGCGAAAGCAGGGCATCGAAGTGGGTTTCATGGACTTTTCATGGACAAAGTATAAAGCCGCTTGCATGCTCAGTTTCTTGTGGAACCGAGGCACAATCGAATATGCAGTGGAGAAATATCTATGAAAGACGTAAGAACACGTTGGGCTGTTTATGATGACGGACTCAAAGTTTGGTATGATGGCGAACTGGTCGCTAAAATACACACATCAGAATTTAAGTATATTCTTGCCGATTTAGCGTTATGGTTAAGACATAACAACGGAGAGGATATCGGCGATGCCAAGGTTTGAACTTGTCCTATCAATAGCCAAGAGAAGTGACGAACAAGAACTATACACCGAGGAATACGATTATATGTGCTTTTGCAAGGACTTAGGTGACATCGAAGAAATTACCGACACGGTAAATGAAATCGTTCACGAAGAGTTCCAAGACAATGAGGAAGGCGAAGTATTGTTCGGGACAGCCGATATCATCATTAACGAATCAACAGTTTTGATGATGCAATATAAAAACACAGAAGTCCCTAAAGAAGAATTAAACGAAATAATGGACTTAATTATAGACGGAGCAGGAGAGGAGACATTGCATTGAGCATGCCACCATTAACAAAGCCAATAGATGAATTGGCATTTATATTGGGAAAGTTTGGTTGGGATACCAAGTTTTCTGATTTAACAGAGGATCAAGTACACGTTTTGATCTTTGGTCTACAAGAAGCAGAAAAGTTATCACAGGAGATTCACGTTGCTGAACTTGAACAAAAGTACTTTAAGTCAACGGGCAGCTTCCCATCTACAAGCATCCCCTTCTGATCCTGTAGCCGAAGCAATCAAGGCAGCGG